TTCATCACGCGGAAAAGTTTTGCGTTCCAACCGTAATCAGCATTGGTAACGCTAACTACATCGCCCGCATCAACTTGGATGCCGTAATATGTAGTGGTAAAGCCTACAATTAAATCTTCGCGGGCTTGTTCTAATAAACGATTAGCAAGGTAATTTGCTTGTACCGAATCGTTAACCAAGTCATAAGTAATTGAATACTTGTTAACGGGTTCGTTGGGATACAGTAAACCGCTAGGCGTTTCAATGTTTACAAATGCGGCTTGGTCGCGGTTTTCTTTAAATGGGAATCGCGCTTCAACTTGGTTAATTGAACTTGTAATGTCGGTTGCGCTAACGCGAATTTCTCCAATGATGTTGTTGTCGTTAAAAGCATACGCCGTTGATTCTGCTTTGTTAATTACTACCGACCATTGACCTAATGCGGCGTTGTATGTCATCCAAGAATCGCAAGCAGAAACAATGCGGTCAACATTGGAAAGAACCGATTGCCCTGCATCTAATACACCGTTAATGCGGTAGCGCGGTTGCGTAGATGGTGCGCCGCTACTATTTGTAAATGTAATGTTTTGGTCGCCATACGCGTTTAATGCGGTTGCGCTTGTGCTATTTACAAACGCCGCATCTACTGCGCCGCCATAAACCGCGTTGGTCATGTAGTCATACCAAACATCGCCCGCTTTGGCTACGCCCGTTCCGTTTAGCGTATGCGCTACTTTAAAAGTGATTGGGTTTAGTTGTGTCGTATCGGCATCGCGGTTGTAAATCAATTTAACAATTGCAAAACCCAAACCGTTCATCTGCCGCGTTCCTGTCCAACGCTGACCAACGGCAATGTCAGAACCGCCCATAACTGTACTAGGTGCGGATGCGCCGTTAGCGGATGTAATTGTGCCGCCCGTTGTAGATTTATAAAGATTGATATAAAGATAGCCGCTAATCTTTGTATCTACATTTCCCGCTTCATCGGTAAGGCTAACAACTTTAGTTAAATCTGAACCATCAAAAGTAATTTTTCTATCGCCGTAATACATATCGGCGGTATCAAATGTAAATTGACCATTAGGGCTAATGCTAGAAATAGCCAAAACATAGTACATTGTTTTTTGGTCAGTTGTCAGAACCGCATCAACGAATGTGCCGCCCATGTAGGCATTGCCGTACACAATAGGAATAGCATTTACTGCGCTTGGCGGTACTTGTTGCCTAACGCCCATGTCTTGTTGTTGTTCGGGATTTTCAGCAAAGAGGCGGGTAACAATTAGCGATAAGGCAAAATTAACAACAAAAGTTGCCGCGACATAACTTATTGACAATGTTGTTGCTGTGTACGCAATTAAAGTTGCAACCATTTTTTATTCCCTAACAAAAGTTGCACTAAGGGATTTGTATCCCCTGCGCGTGTAATCAATCAACGGGCCGTTAGCAGAAATTGAAGTGCAAACAAAATCTACATCACCCGCTTTTAGCATTTCCTTTGCGCGTTCATCAAACGCTTTCCAAAGCCTACCGCCAACCGTGCCATTGCGATGTTCGGGTTCTACCCACCACAATAGTTCGTTTAATTCTTTTACTTTGGGCGACCAAATGTTAGAACTTTTATAAGCCACAATCGCGCCCCTGAGATGCGAATCGATATAAATAAACCCACGCCCTTGAATGATGCTAAACAATAGTTCTTCAACATAGCGGGGAAAGTGATTATGCGATTCACCAAGTTTTTTAATAGGGTTTTCATAGGCGTATGCCTCCACAATTTCTAACAGTCTAGGTATATCGTATCTTGTCGCGGGTCTTATCATGGGCCGTCACCAACTCCACCACCACCACCGCCATCCATTGTTACAGTTGTTTCGCTTGCTTGTGTTTGTGTCAATGGCGGCGAACCAAAATCAAAGAATGTGTTTGAAATTTCACTTACGCGGTTCATTGATGTATCGCCCGCATAAATAAATTGCCAATTGTTTTGATTGGTTTTTACGCCAGACAATCTATTTTCCAAAATGCGGCGCATTGATGAACAAGAAATAGAACAAGTTGCAATGCGTGTACGCGCTTCGCTATTAAAATCTTCGGTAATAGAAACGCTATTAATGATACCTTGATAGCGTTTAAAAAATTGCGTTGTAGGCGTTGTAATGATTTGGTTGTTACTGTCAAAGAACCCGCGCCATACTTCTACCAAAGAACCTTTAATATCATTACCTAAGATGATGCCTACATTGGTTGGGTCAATTCCCGTCAATGCAATGGTCATGTCATCCGATGTTGCCTTAATGTCGCGCTGAACATCACCAACATTAAGCAAAGCACCAAGATTAGAAAAAGTAATACCACCAACGGTGATAGGTGCGGCGGCGTTGCAAAATGTGTAAACCGTAGCGGCTGTGCCAACAGTTAATTTTACAAATTCAGCATGGTTAATCTGCGAGCCTGTAACAGCGTTAATGGTTGTCATGTGATGTACTCTCTAAAAACAAATGGCGCATCCCATTGCACAAATGCTCCGTTGGTCATTGGGTTTAAAGTATATGTTGGACAGGCTTCAGCAACAACTGTAAACGTGCATTGATTCCCAATGTAAACAGTTGTGCCTGATGATGGTGTGCCAATCAAAGGTCGGTGAATACCTACAGACGAGCCGGCAGAATCAGCCGTAATCTTGTATGTATATCCGTTAATCATAATAAAATCACCGGCCTTAAACGTGCCGTTAGACGTAAGCGCAAGCGTTTGTGTATTAGCCGTTGGTGCGCCATTAAGAGTAGCCGCTGTTGCAGTTCCTTGCATCGTGGTAAACCAAGACAGATTGGAACTGGTCATCACAATGGTTTCAGATAGTTGGCGATCTTTATTGTCAATCGCCTGAATGATTGCACGAACTTGCGGGTAATATAAATACGCATGAGGTTGTATCGTAAACACCCAAGGTACTGCTGTCAGATATTGCGCCACAGTAATGTAGCCACTTCGTGCTACTTGTTGTCCAACCATACGGCGGTTGTTAACCGTCATTGATTGTTGTATTTCAAAGATGGTTTGAAAACTCATGCTCGACCCCTGTTCACCGCCAATGATTTATTAGCGTACTGATTTGCCGCCCAAATTGCGTTTGAACTTCCGTATAAGCGTTCTTCAAATGATTTGGTATCAATAGCGTTAATGTAATTGTTGGTTACGTTTGTTGTGCCACCCATACCGCTTAAAGCATGGTTTGGAATAATATTTCCTGCTGTCCGTGGCACAAATAATTCAGGTCCACGTTCACCCACAATGCTTGCTTGACCCACCGCAGGGGAACCACCATCAGCATATCCGGGAACGCCTGTCATTGCCGCTGGTTGATAAGGGTTTGCACGCATACCAAACATTGACCCAAACAGCGAACTTAAAAAATTAGATGCCGCCGCTTTCATCTGCATGGCAATCATGTCTTGGATAATACTTTTGGCAAGGTCTTTAAATCCAAGTTTGCCAGTACGTACAAACCTATCAATAGCCGATTCCATATTGCCCATTACTGATTCAAACGCTTTTGCACCTTGTTCTAATTCTGTCGGCATATCACGCAAGAATCGAGTCGCTTGTTTAGTAAAGCCTTCTTCGTACGTGCCTTGGCGTAAATTTAAAGTTAATTGATATTTTTCACGAGAAATTGCTAAAGATTTTTCTGCCAATGCAACTTCACGGGCTTCCGCTTCTGCTCGGGCTGTTGTAGTTAAATCCCTGCGTGCATCAAGTTCTTCAAGATTCGCCGTTAATTGTTGTCTAATCTGCATTTGCTCACGTTCAAGAATAAAATCTTCTTGACGCATAGTTGATGCCTTCATATCCAATCGCATCATCTCTTTTTCATTATCAAGCGCAATGTTCATTAAACGCTGACGTTCTGCAACTGCACCATTTCCTTTTTCGTACATACTAAAAAACTCAGCGCGTGCCTTGGCATCTTCTTCTGCCGCCTTTTGCGCATTAGCCGCACCTTGGGCATACAGTTGCATTTGTCTTTTTCTTGCCGCTTCTGCCTCTTTAGATTCGGCAACTGAACGACCACCACCGGCGGGTTTTGTTACAGCAGTTTTCTTTGATAACGCGTCAATTGAATTTCCATATTCACTGACACCCATTACTTTATTTACAAACCTATCAAGGTCTTGCCGAGCAATAATGTCGGCCATTTCCTTTTTACCAAATACATTTTCAAAATCTTTGTCGTCATAAGATGGGATAACACTTTTGAAAATTGTTATTGTTAATTGCATCTGTCTAAGCAAACCGCCTAAAACAAATGCCACTTCCGCAATTGATATTGCTATTGTTTGGAAAACAGTTTTAAATATTGGACCCAAAATATTTGTTTCACCGGCTAAATCTTTGATGTAATCAATACTTGCTTTTAAAACAGGACCCAGTTGCGTAGCCAATGTAACCATAACATTGCGAGATGTTTGTGCTAACAAATCGTAAGTGTCAGCGGCGGCTTTAATTGCTTTTTCTTGTTCTGCAATAATTGGATTGACTTCGCCCATTCTTTGAGCAAAACCAACCATGTCAACGCCCTTGGCGGCTTTGGAAAAAACCTCCATTGATTTAGCACTACGCGTAATCGGGTCTTCAATTTTTCCTAAGTTGGCAACTAATTTGTTTAACAGTTCTTCTTGGGAAAGTTTGCCTAAATCTTTTAAACTGATTCCCAACGCAATTGCTGTTTTTTGCGCTTTATCAGAACCGCCTGCCGCTTCGTCAATAAATTTAGCAAACGCGGATAGCATCTTGCCCGCGTTGTCTGCTTTGCCACCCGAATTGGCAAGCGCATTGGATAACTGTAATACAGTACCAATTGCAACTTCATTGGCTTCGGCTACGTCGGCTAATTCATCGGCATATTTAACGGCGGCAACACTTGCGGCTAATAATGCGGTTGCACCTATCTTGCCAAATTTTTCTGCTGATTG